CTCTGTTGCGGTTGTTCCTACGGCTGCGGTGTATGTAAATCGTTGCCAAGTCGTTGTCAAGGTTGCAGCCTGACTGACAATGTTTGTACCGCCTGTATAACTCAAAAGTGCATTTTGGTCTGTACCTGTACCTGTAGTAAGAACTACCTGCATTAGATTTGATGTCGATGAATAGTTAGCACCTGCTCGCGCATAAAAGGAAAGCGTTACAGTTTTGCCAGCGTAAGGAATTGAGTTTATAGTCTCAAAAGAATTGACAATGGCTATGTAATTTGTGCTTGTATTGCCGCTATCGCGCTGCACTCTTGCACAGTATTGGATGCTAGGCAGATTAGTTGTGTCGTTTGTTACCTGACGGCTAACTGTTCCACCTGCGGATGCGCGATAGCCCATCCAGCGATCTGCTGTGTATGCGCTAGTAGTTACGGCTACTGAAGTGCCACGCTGCCAGATTTGAAATGCTGAGTTAATGACAGGATTAGGTATTGGATTACCTGCCGTATAGCGCAAGCCTGTTGAAGTGGAACTATCTGCTACAAGTGTCTCGCCATTGTTGCCTACTGAAAGGTTAGCAGGAGTCGATGCGCCTGTTGCAGCTGCGATAGACCCCTTGGCTGTGTATGTGCTTTTAGGAGTCATTGTCGCCATAGTCGTGTCGATGGCATTACCCATCGTGCGAATGGCAAGAGCACCATTTTTAACTAGGTCGGTATTGTCTGGCTCTGGCCAGCTATAATTCGGACTTGTTGCCATTTAAGATAGTGCTCCTGTCGCGTTGTTCCAGATAAGTGTAGCATTTGTGCTTGCCCAATCGATTGTGCTAGGGATAACGGTATCCCATTGTGTCGTGCTGAGTGATAGATCTGTTGCTGTTAAATAAAGGGTGAGATCGACATAAGTCGGAGTGGCTCGCATAGCAATGTTTTCTACAAAGCCTTCAAATGTGCCACCTAAAAGATTGCTTGGCAGATTGCTGATAAGCATAGGCTGACCAAAAAAAACTCCAATTAAACTATTGCGCATTGCATCTGGCATAGTGGGATTGTCAAGTCTAAAAGTAATGGCTTCAAGCTGCGCTCTAGGCGATCTACGAAGGTTTAACTGACGAGTAGCAATATCTGTCATCTCTGATAGATTCTTAATGTTAGATTCCTGAGACCGCTCATATAGTCCATAAAGGGCAATAGAGTCGGTATCTGAGGTACTGTAGGTAGATCCATAGCCTGTTGAGTATTTGTAGATAAGGCTGTTACGAATACGGCTGATCGCTGTAGTCGATTTGATGCTGGTAGGCACAGCATAATCTGCATCCAAGAATGTGTAGCCATTAGCTGAAAGATAGTTAGATCGATGATCGGCATCGTCAAAGCACACATTGCCATAACGATTCTCATAAACCTGACCAAGTCCAGAGTTAGCAATCTGATCTGTCAATGTCTGGCTCTTAGCCGTGGCACTAGCTGCTAAAGCAATCATTGTGTAAAAGCCAGAGTCAACAGTGCCGACATAAGATTCAGCGTTAGCCCAAGTCACCGTTGCAGGATATGTATCCCAAGTAACGGTAGGGGTTACTTCATTCCAATTGAGGTTAAGTGCGCCATCTAAAATGGCTGCAATTTGAGCACCATCTAAACCTTCTGCAAGTGCTGTGTTATAAACAGCCTTTGTCAGTTTAGCCAGACTACCAATTCCAAGGACAATGCCAGTTGTGACAAAGCCAGCCTCATTGGGGCTACGCACTCCAATAGAAAAGTCTGATACTTCTCCACCGAATACGGTGACATAAGATCCAGTCGTATCTTTGAGCTCTAAAAGAATTGATTCTGTAACATTGATCGTAAAAGGCGTATTGTCGGTATTGACAATCTCTACCTGACAATAGCCTGCTGTGGCTTGTCTATCGATGTCTGTGCGACCAGATGCATAGGAAACAGAGGTAACGGATGTATAGACATTGTCACCTACCGTAACGCGCCACGATGGTAGCCATGGCATTAGTAAGAACCACCTCGAAGTGTGCCACGATCTACTGCATCTTGAATGACTTGATTTACAGCTTCTGCAATGGCGTTTGGATCACCAATACCTGTAGTTACATTAATATTGATATCGCGATATCCAACTGCGCCAGAATTAAATAATGACCCTTCATTACCTTTAACAGATCCTGCGCCAAATGAGCCTATAGTGCCAGAAGCAAAGGAATTAACGAGAGCATTGAAAGTGCCAACATCTTCAATTGCTTGAAAGACTGGAGCCAATCCATCAACCAGTTTAATAAACTCTGTGCCATTATCGGCAATTACTGATACAACGCCACCAAGAGAAGCAACATTTGCATTTATACCAGCAGTAGTAGTTGCTGGAGTCATACCTGCTACAGATGAGGCTGTAGTTGTTGCTGTTGATGCCGTTTTTGATCCAGTATTTGCAAGGTTAATAAGGCCTAGTAAGCGTAGGGCTTCTTGAAGATTATCTAGATTTATGAGGTCTTTAGGCTTGAGTGTGTCAAGGATAGATTTGATATCTAGCAATTTAATGCTTTGACCTTGTAGGGATCCAAGGATTGCCATGTCGGCATTTAACTTCTTTGTTGCAGCCTCGATGGCTACTTGATCTTGTGAGGCAATTGCAGCTTCAAGTGCCAGAATATCTTGCTTGACCTTTAGGCGTGCAGTGTCATTAGCAATCTGCAAGATCTGCGCGCCAGTAGTTGCTTTGCCTAATTGCTCTGCCTGTGAGATTAAAGCGGCATTAAGTTGAATGGCATCCATGTCAAAGATATTGCCCCCCTTGCCAAGTGCAAGATTTGCCTTTTCAATTGCGCTTTTAAGTTTCAGATCCTTAATTTGTTGTGAAGATAATTTAGCCAGCGTTTTAGCATTTGCAACTACTTTATCTTGTACAATTGAATATTTTGATAATGCCATCAGTTCAGCTGGTGCTCCAGATTGTCCGCCCGTATTTTTTCTTGCATTGACTTTTTGGCCTTCTTTGCGAAAGGTAGCAAAGGGTTGCAAATTAGCCAGGATGTCACCAAAGGTGCCTAGGATTGCTCCACCTAATTTATTGCTTTTTAGTTTGGAAATAAGTGAGGAGATTCCAACAAGAGTTTCATTTGTGGCAGTTGCAAACTGTTGCATCTTTGCTGTAGCAGTATTGATATTTTGATCTTCGCCAAGCAATTTAAGCGAGTCAATTATTCCAATGCCAATTGTTTCTTTGACATTGTTTGAGGCAACAGCCAGTTTATCAATCGAACCTTGATAGGTATTAGCAGCAGATGTAGCAGCACCGGCAAAAGTATTTGTTAATTGATTAACTATGTCATTAAAAGACTTAGCCTTGAGATCTGCCTTAGATATGCCAACGCCTAATTTAGATAATGCAGTATTAGAACCAAGATAAGCCTTGCTAAGGGCAGAAGTAACTGCATCTAAATCTTTGCCAGTTGAGGCCGAAATATCTAAAGATAGGTTAAGAAGCTTTTGAGATTCATTTGAGTCGTGAGTTGCAACCGCTAATCGCTGATAGGCAGGTCGTAATAAATCATCAACAACACCAAACTCGCTTTGCAACTTTTGGATGTAAGATTCGGCAGAAGCCGCATCTCGTCCAAGTCCTACATTTTTGAGAGCTAATGCAAGTTGCTGTTGTGCTTTTTGATCGGCAGCAGCTGCTTTAACTGAGGCTTTGGCAAAAGATAAAACGGCAGCAGTACCAAGGCTTACCCCAAGAGTGCGACCTAATCTTTTGACGCCTTTTTCTAATTTGTCTGTTGCTGATTGTGCTTTTGTGAAAGCCTTGGCGCCAGTGAATTCGGAGGCAATATCAATAATAATGTCTGCCATGATTAGCCTTTCACTCTAGATCGTTGATTAAGTTCAGCTGAGGCAGTCTTAATTGCCTTGATAACTGCATCTCTGGCTTTGCCATGATTTTCTTCATAAGCACGAAATAAAGCGCGACCTTGCATTTTTGCATCGCCCTTCATAGTTGATCCATATTTGCCCTGTTGATTCTGGACAAAGCGACTATTGGGAGTTTTACGCCCCATAGTCTCGTAAATTGCTCCAGCGGCACTTTTGTTAAATACGCGAGCAAGAGATCTAAAACCTCTACGATTGGGTTTAGAAGGTGTTGTTTTATAGCCAATCCCAGACTTAGCAATCTTGGCATCATAGGCAGGAAAAGTAGATTGAGAGTTTTCTCTAGCAAGCCAACCACTTAATACTTGTGAATTATCTGGTAGATAACCTTTAGCAGATTTAGTGATTGGCTTTAAGGCAGTAGCTACTTCTTTAGGCAATGCCTTAGCAAGATCAGGGGTATAAGCCTTCAGAGCCTTGCGAAGATTAACGGCGCCCTTTACGCTTGCTGGCATCGCTGACCTCCTGTGCTTCATCTTTGAGACCTTGAACTAGAGCATCTAGCATGGTCTTATCTAATTCTAATAAGTGCTGTGGCGCGATTCCCAATCTAATGCTTAGCCTAGCGATTAGATAGGTGAACGGAAGATCGCGCTTTAAGCTAAAGGGTCTGAGTCAAGCACCTCGACACTTTTAAGCGTCTCGATGAAATCAATCCCAAATGGCTTAACAGATTCACCTGCTCTGCGAGTGACTTCCCATGCCAACCAATAAACATCCGATTGCTTTTCCTCATCGCGGAAAGCCTTATGAAAACCCTTTTTAGCAAATTGCTCAAACGAATACTCCACTGCTGGAGTAATCTCGCCTTCCAATACGCTTCCATCTGTACGAACAATTTTTAGTTTTGCCATGATTAGCCCCTTAATTTAGTTGTTTAGAATGAACCTGTTGTCGCTACTGCAACTGTTGAGTTAGCAGTGAAAGTGATTGACTGTGTGCCAATGTCACCTGTTGCGCCATTGATATCTGTTGTGTTATTGACTAGCAATGAAACAGTGTAAAGAGGATTTGTAGCAGATACTGCTGTTCCCTTTGTCTGTAGGAATACTGCTGTGA